AAAACCACCAGTACCGGCTATAGATCTAGTTATATTTACTTTTTTTGGTTCAGTTTCATTATCTGTCCAATATATAGTTTGCGTCTTTCTATTTTCATATCTACCAATAGCTTGAATAGGATGACGTTTAGTAAATTTTACATCATCTCTATTAATCATACAAGTTAATGCTGCAACATTACTAGAATGATCATATTGTAATCTCCATACTTGTCCATTTCCTCCTTCTTCTGATTCATCAGAAGTTGTAAAAATATAAATATCATCTCTAATAGTAGTATAACCAATTACTTCTAAGTCACACCAACTATTACCTAATGCTGTTTGCTGTGTCCAACCTACAGGATTTCCAACATTATCTACTAATGCGATGTTTAAAACTTGATTAGTTATAACATTTGACCAAAATGTTAATTCATAATTACTATTATCATAATTAATATTTATTTCAGAGGGGAATGTATTTGTAGAACCATCAGGATATAACCATTGATTTGAAAATCTTACTTCCTCATAAAGTTGAGCAACTATATTACCACCTGTACCACCTGGTAAAATATGTGAATAAGTCTGACCATTATATGTAATATTAAATGTAAGAGGTCCCCAAACTTGATTAGGCCAAAAAGTTTCATCATAATAAATTTGCTCGAACATTTTAATTTTCCATGCAACTGTAGAACATGGAATCTTAATTAAAAAGTCATTACCTTCAACATTAACTAAGGACATTCCTTCTCTACCTTCATGAGCGGTTATTCTTACATTTTGCGCATCATAATAAGTATCAGGAGGTAAAATATATTTAGCTGCATCTTTATTTATACCTTTAGTAAAGGTATTAACTATAATATTTGAATCTTTTTTTGCCATTATTTAAGTTTCCTTCGTTCTGGACTTGCTAAATCAGTAAAGAAAGTTTGATGAGAATTCATGTTAGGTTTCAATTTAACCCATTGATTCTTAATATTCTCCATAGCATCAAGATTTGGCATAGCTACCGCACCACGTGCTTGTTTAACATACCATTCCCAATCTCTTTGACTATCTCTATAAACAGCTTCCGGTAATGACCCTTTTCTCCACCACATACGATCTATCATTGTTTGTATATATGATTTAACAGCTTTCTTATAACTGATATGATCTGGCATCATAGGATACCCTTCCTTATCAACATTTATACCTTTAAAAGTCATTAAAATACAACCCTCTTCAAAAGATGTAACTACAAAATTATCATTTATATAATAACAATTTCCACGACTCCCAGTCATCGTGTCTGTCATAGGAAAGTTATTTTCATTAACTTCTTCCCCATCAATATAATTTGTTGTTGTATTTGTAGGTGTAGTTGAAATAGCACCAAATGTACCACTGCATAATGGTAAAGGTATACCTTTATATGAAATTTGTTCTAAGCTGTGAAAATTACATGGTAATTGTGCTCGATGTTCATGGACACAAATCTCTCCAATTAATTCTACATAGGTCATCCCAGCACCAATTAACTCTAAAGCTTCTCCGGCCCATTCAATTACGTCCCAAACATCAAGTTCTTCTTTAATACCTGAATCTCTATATACTCCTTCTATTATTTCATATACTGATACATATTTATAAATCATTCAAAATAGTCTATTTCATTATTCTTTAATAATGTAGCTAATCGTCTTTTATTTGTACGAGTAGCTTGAAAGCTATATATACTTTTATTTTTAATTATAGCATTTCTTTTTTCCCAATACCATCTATAATTATAACCATTTGTATGATCATTGAGATGATATATAACCTTATTATTTTCTCTCGTAGCTTTCCAATCAATTTTTAATTTGTTTCTCAGCTTATTAGAGAAATTCATTTTTTTCTTTTTTATCCTTAAAGAGCCTAATCTAAATGGCATCTTAAATTCTTTTGACTTTAATAGAATATCATCCATAATTTTCTTATTAAAATCTTCACATATATTTCTATATGTTTTATAACCAACCTTATAATAATCATCATATGATTTATAAGCCTGAGTTAAAGTGCAGCTATTTTTGAGCTGCTGCTTGCACATTTTGTTCTCCATCTCCTTTAGCGTTATTGGTTTCATCATTAGGTAATGCTAATGTTGCTTGTAACCTTTTTTTCAATACAAGATCTGTAACCTGGTCTGCTACAGACATAGAAATCGGAAATGGGGTGTCCCAATCATATTCACAGGACTTGCCAGTGGGGGCTTCTCCAGATGCAGCATAATCTTCATCGCATCTATTATGTAACCAAACTTCTTCAGCGTCTTCAAATACACCGGTGACTTTCACTGCTTCAATCAATAAATCACAACTTACATAAAGATGACTATCTTTTATATACCAACGATTTTTAGAACTGGTATACTTATTATACTTATTCCACTTTCTTCGAAACGTAGTAGTTTCAGAAAAAGCTCTTTCACCATCTAAAGACTCAACAGCCAAAATACTATCCAAGTGATTCCTCTGAACTGTTCTGGGTATAGGCTTTACGGATTTAAGTACATGAACCCCTAAATCAACTTCACAAGCTTCAGCAGCATCAACAACTTCTAAATAAACACTTTCAAGAGTTTCGATACAAGAAGCAGGAACTCGGAGCTTCTTTCCCATAACCTGAGAAAGTAACATAGACCGCTCAATCATTACCCAATAAGCTATCTGCTTATCACTAATCTTGGCGTCGTCAGATGATACACCCCCGTATCCTATATTCTTTATATCATAAACTAATTTATTTAAAGTTACTGCCATTAATTATATATTTACTTGTAAATAACCTTCACACCCCTTTTCCTTATTCCATATATATGCTTGCGCGCATCTTAAAGATTGATAGCCCATTAATTTGTGCCATGAATCATTCGCGCAAATAGAAGGAATAAATCTTACTTTAATTCCTCTATATTCATTCACCATTTCTTTATGTAAATGTCCACAATGAACCTCTCTAAATTTAGTTCTTGAGAACATTACAGGCTGCTCAGTTGCCATTATAAGTGGCATCTCAGCTGCTTTTTCTTTATCGCCATGGGTAAACATAATCATATTTACTCCATACTCATAGTACTTTCTACTATCTAATCCATTATCTACTGTTACATCATGATCGTTTTTAAACCATGCAGATAAAACTTCACCTGCATAAAACATACGTTCAAAATCGTGATTCCCCTGTATTATAACAATATCTACTGGAGCATACTCAGCTAAATAATTAGCTGCATCAATTATTAATTTAGTATATCCGATGAAAGACTTTTGCCAATTTATAGAATCACTTTGTGGTGTTCCTTTAGTTGTAGTCTTTCTCATACCTTCAGA